ACAGGGGAGGTTAACAGCCTCCCTTTTTTTATGTCTAATATTTTATTTAATTAAATAGACTTGACAAATCATATCAAATGTTGTATAATTACCCTGTAATCGAAATGGTTACACACTTTAACTTTTAGGAGATACAATGGAAAATTTAAGCATAGTGACTGACACTAACGAATACCAAACAGTTTATGAGCAAAGCTTATTTACAAAAAACGAAATTTATTCTGATAATAGATGCGTTGAAAATGAGCAAGTTGTTGAGACACACAAAGCTATCGTCAACAAAGATGGCAACCCAATAGCAATTGTAGGCAAAAACTACAATGTTGTCCAAGACTCTGACATCATGCCACAGTTTCACGATGTAATTATGGCATCAAGTTTAGACAAGACTGGCATGACTAAAAAAATTCATTACTCACACAATGGAGCTAAGACTAAAGTTGTCTACACGTTTCCTGCACACGAAATGGCAGTTGATGTTGGTGATTTTGTTCAGCTACAAATCATGGTTCTTAATTCATGTGATGGCACTTGGAAGTTTATGTCTATGCTAGGAGCTGTTAGACTAGCTTGTATGAACGGTCAGGTTGTAGTTGATGCTTTCTCTTCATATAGTGCTAAACACACTAAAAGCTTAGATACAGACATTGCTATTGAGAAGCTTGAGACAGCTCTTGAAGTGTATGAAGCTAACGTTAAGCTATGGCAACAGTTTGCTAAGTCAGGAGTATCTAATGCACAAGCTACAGCAGTCTTTGAAAAAGTAGCAGGTAAAAGCGATAGGCTACAGGTTTTACTTGAGGAGACATTTATTAAATACAAGGCTGAGATGGGTAAAACTATTTGGGCATTGTTTAACACATTGACTGACTGGTCTACACACGCTAAATTTAAGAATGAGACCAACAAAGTTGCTACGATATACAATCGTGAGGCTAAGGTAAGAAACGTCATTCCTATGCTAGAACAAATGGCACGAGCTAACGCTTAACTAAACTGGGAGGTTAACAGCCTCCCTTTTTTTTATCTATTTAATTAAATAAAGCTTGACATTCTGTCTCAAAGGTGGTATAATAACCTTGTTATTGAGATGAAATTTTAACTTATAGGAGAATATATGAATACTTTAGATAACAACTTAACTAACATCATTGACCATTTAATTAATACTGCTGACTTAATCTGTTTAGATAATTCAGTATGGGATGCACGTGGTGACAAGCCAAAAGATGTAGCAAGGTTTTGTTTAGGTCAACAAGATGACGAGCGACCTGATTTAGGTGTACGTGCTATCTTAAAAGAGCATGGATTGGCTTTTAGGCACTTAAACTTTTTAAACAAGCACAATGTTTTAACTAATCATAATTCTACTGATGCAGTAGGATGCATGATTGATGACAGGTGTTTACACGTTCAATTGCATTTAGATGCTGTACGTCAACATACCTCAATTCCTGAGTCACGTTGGTTAGTTACAGCTTGGTAATTTTTATTTAATTTAACAAATAGGAGATATTATGGAAATTAGTACATGGGAAATTTCAGATTTTGATAGTGCTGTTGAAAAACAAATTAATAATTGGGTTAAGCTTGACAATTGGGGCATGGGTTTAATTGATGACCATGGCAACATTGTTACTCAAGATATTGTTGACATTGATGAGTCACTTAACGAGCATCAGGGTCGTGTAGCAACACAGGCAACTTTGCTTGGTGTCATTCAGAGACAACAGGCTCAGATTAACAAACTTGATGAGGCTATGGTTGTAATATTTAAGCGTAATCGTGACTTAGAGAGAGATTTGGAAAAAGTTACTAATGCATTGAGTAGTTCTGCTAGAACATTAGCTGACATTAAAATAGGAGGCAAATAATGACAGTTAAAGCATTACAAGATGGTGAGTTCAACGTGTCACTTGCAGACGATGTACAGCCTGACACATTTACTGGCTCAGAGGAGATTGAAATTTTCTCTACTTGGGTCAAAGCTAAGTACACTAGAGTGTCATTAAATTCTAGCAAGTCAATTGATACAGATATTAGAAGGTTAGCTTCACATGGACGTATTGATGTTACTTCTAGTGGTGTAGGTGGCAAGGATTGGATTGTACGCAATGATGTAGACGATGCAACCCTTGCCATTTTATGGCACAACGAAGTCATATCTAAATCGTTGTACGAGTATTGTCTGCGTAATCAAGTAGACGAAATTATATTTTTAGCTTGACTTTTTATATCGAATGTTGTATAATCACATCGTGATTGATTGAATCACATAACAAATAGGAGCAAATATGGAAACTGCAAAAGAACTTAGGCAAGGTGATGAATGGCAATCACAACACGAAGCTAATTTTGATGATGCTCGTGACGAATGCATGACTGAAGCTGACAACATTGTCATGGAGGTTGAGCATATCGTACACGACCTAGACCAAACACTTGATGTACAGAATACTTTAATTTTAGCTGAAGCTATTAACAAAGTAATTGAATTAAGATACTACACGTACATTGACCAATTTAATAGCGTAGCTTACGATTACGATTTTACTGATGACATCAAGATGGTGTTACAGGAACGTTTATCTTTTGAACTGGAGGTTAGATAATGGCTGATATTAATGGTGTTGAATTGTCATACGCTACTAAAGATGAGTATGACTTTGAAGGTGGTGAATACGATGATGGTGAAGTACAAACTGCTATGGAAGAAGACTATGAACATCCATTTGTCGATGAAGAGAAAGAACGTAGAGCAGGTTTTTTTGAGGAGGATACATGCCTCAAGTAGATAATCCAAAAAAACTTAAACTTGCACAGTTTGCATTTGGTCAAGGTAAAAAATTTACTAAAAGTGTTTTAGTTGGTTCTCGTGAGGTTCGTAGAAAACTAGCTAGACAAGAAGCAAAAAAACAATTAAGGAGAAGCAAATGAGTAATCAAGATGAAGTTTTAGCCTATGTACGTAACAAAGGCAGTATTACATCGTTAGAAGCTATTGACCACATTGGTGATACAAGACTAGCCTCAACTATTTTTGTCATGAAGAAAAAAGGTCACGTTTTTGATACTGAATATCCTTACAGGGTAAAAAACAGGAGAGGCAAGGATTGTGATGTTGCGAGGTATCACTACAAAGGTATGAAATTTAAGGAGAGCAAGTAATGGATAAAATTAAAGATTTAAAAAACATACATGGTGCTGATTATGCAATGGTACATGAACGTGTAAAGGCATTTTGTAAGACTTACGATACTGGTCAGATACTTACAGAAATTGTTAAAGATGAGCAAGGTCATGTAATTTTTAAGGCTCATGCTGTAGTTGATGGAGTCATCAGAGGTACTGGACATGCTCACGAACTTGAAGGTTCAAGTAACATAAATGATACTTCACATTATGAAGCATGTGAGACAAGTGCTGTAGGTCGTGCTTTGGCATTCTTAGGCTATTCACCTGATGGAAGCTTGGCAAGTTTTGAAGAAATACAAAATGCACAGCTTCAACAGTCACAGATTGGCATACACAAACAAACTTTAGATGTTGCTAGTGCTTATGTATCTACTGCTTTTCAGATGGCTATCGATGAGGAAAATGAAGAGCAAATTGCTGAATGTCAGAAAGATATGCGTGGCAATGACCCATTACGTAGAGCAGTTAATGCTACTCTTAGTGATGCACAAGTAAAATATTTAGTTGAAAGACAAGCTAAAATTACTGAAGATAAGAAAGCTAAGTCTAAAGAAAAACATGAGCGTAATGTAGCACATGCTGAAGCTTATGCTGATAAACAAAAGAACACAGAGGCTAAGTAGCACCTACGCTGTTGTCGGGGAATCCTATACCTCGTTAGTTAAAGACAAACGCTACTGGATTGACTGCCCTAAGCAGTCACCTAATTTAATTTAAGGAGACGTAATGGTTAACAAAGTAATACTAGTGGGCAACCTCACTAAAGATGTAGAGTACAAACATGCAAGTACAACAATAGCTCTGCTTAATTTAGCAACTAATGAATCTTGGACAGACAAACAGACTGGTGAGAAAAAGTCTAAGGCTGAGTATCACAGAGTTGTTATCTTTGGTGTACTGGCTGATGTCTGTCAGAAGCTACAACTTCGTAAAGGGTCAAAACTTTACGTTGAAGGTCAGCTAACTCACAGAAGCTACGAGCAGAATGGTCAAAAGAAATACATAACAGAGGTCAAGCTCTCAGGCTTTAATTCTGCCTTGCAATTGCTAGATACTAAGGGTGAGCCTAGAGGCGAGATGGAAATAGGCGATTTAGGAGAACCTAAACCTTCTCAGCAACCAATAACACCTGTTGCTTCTGATGGATTTGAGAACGACATGGATGACATCCCTTTCTGATATGAAAAGACTAACATTAATATTTGCACTAGCCTTAACTGGATGTAGTGCATTCACAGACAGGCTATCTGAGGAAGACCCTCTACTGATACCACCAAATATAATTGATGATGACGTAGGACAGATAATTTGTAAAACTGAATACCCAAAAATGTGTGATGGGTTTTTAACTGATAAGACAATTGATATTGAGGAGTAGATATGAGCATATTTAATCGTAAGTTAGACAGGTACAAGCCATACATAAGTAGGTCGTTAAACATTGAGTACATGAATGCAAACTTCACAAAAGAGTCCTTAGAAAAAGTTTGTCGCAAATACAATTATGAGATTGACAGACGTAAGAAAATGTCAACGATAGTGGATGAAATCTATGACCTTATTGTTTGAGACTTTTGTACCAGTAATTGTTTTAATAGGAGCTTGTCTAATCTCTATGGGTTTAGTCATGCTCCTGATGTCACTAGGGATGCCTGATGAAAAAAAATAAATTTACTGATGAAGACCTCATGGCTTTTGCTGATAAAGAAACTAAAGGTGAGAAAGCTATGGATATTTTAAGTGTGCTATTGCAGGGAGACGATGAAGCAAGAGAACTATCTGCTAGATTAGATGTTTTTGTTGATACTCGAAATGCATTAGTTAACAATGTAATTAAGGAGAACAAATGAAAGATTTAATTAATGCCGCTAAGGTAATTAAACATATGTGTATTTGGGTTATTACTGGTTCAGCATTGTATATTGCAATGTGGTTTGCTCAGTACGAACAGTACATACAATGAGTTCAATACGTACAATTGTCTACACATTAGATGATGGACAAAAAATAACAGCACGTGAATTAGCAAAAGTTATAGGAGTATCAGAGTCAGCTTCTCGTAATAGATTAAACAGAAGTTCTGACCCTAAAAAAGTTTTTAAACCTTATAGTATATCTAATGGTGGTAAAGCTAGAGGTTCACAGAAAAAAAGAGAGCAAGATGCAAAAGAGAAAGAAGCTGAGATGATGAAATTTGCATTAAAGCACATATGATTGTAAGACCTATTCAAAACCATGAAACTAAAACGTGGTTATTGAATAAACATTATGCCAAGCGTATGCCTTCTATATCGTATGCGTTTGGCTTGTATGATGATGAGTGGCTTGTAGGTGTATGCACTTTTGGTTTTCCTCCTAATTACAATTACAATGAAGGCAAATGCGTTTTTAATGATTATAAATGTTTAACTCTTGAATTAAACAGATTAGTTGTTAATGATGGTTTACCTAAAAATTCTTTATCTCAATTTGTTTCTAAGTCATTGAAATTCCTACCAAAACCATCGTGTGTAGTATCTTACGCTGACCCTAACAATGGTCATCATGGCTACATTTACCAAGCTACTAATTGGCTTTATACAGGAGTAAGTACACCTAAACATAAATACATACTTGAAGATGGTACTGAATTTGACATCAGAAGAGGGTTAGATACTAAAGCAAAAGTAGTAGATAAAATTAAAATTGATTCTACTCACAGATATTTATTTTTTAATGGCTGTAAATCTGATGTACGAAAAATGAAAAAACATTTAAAGTTTGACCTACATAAATATCCGAAAGGACAAAACACAAATTATGACTCTTCAGGGTACGTTGAAACCCAATCTGCATTCAATTTCTAATTTTATTTAATTAATTAGACTTGACTTTTCGTATCAAGTATGGTATAATGACTTCGTCATTGAAATAATATGACGTGTTTTAATACTATATAGGAGTAGATATTGAAAGCAGTTAACACACACTTCATGCGTAAAAATGGTCGACAGCAACATCGCATGGCTTTAGTAGTTAATGAAGGTCGCAAGTGGACTCATGTTATCTTCATGGAATACCCAGTCCAAGTTGAGAAAGTTCTTAACAACGAAGCACAACGTTTTGATTATGTACCCAAGCTTGACAGAAAGTTGTTTAGGCACATGCAGTCAATGGCTAAGATTTGGTATGGCAGAAAGTCAAATGCACCAAAGAATATTCAATCAACATTGTGGGGGTAAGTTATGAAAATAATTAAAAACACATCTTTATTTGAAACAAGAAAGCTAAACAGTTTGTTTTGTCATGTACATAAACAACTTGCTGAGTACGAAGGTAGATTGCCTCATTGGAAATTTTTAAAGATACAGGTTATGAATAAAGTCAGAGGCAGACGTTATAGTGGTTGTGCTTATGTAGGACAGGTTTACTCAAGAGGTGAGCCTGATATGTGGTGTTCGTATAACGTTGTATGTACACTTGAACAGATAGCTCAACTATTTGCTCATGAATTGATGCACTCTTATGGCTATCATCATCATCAATACAGAGACGAGCCATTAGACCAACACCACATTGATGAAATTAATAGCAAGTTTGATATTAATGATTTTTATAAACCTAAAGCAAAATTAAAACAGGTTGCTTAATTAACTACAGGGAGGCACTAGCCTCCCTTTTTTTATTTAGGTTTTAAATTTCTTTTCCTGTGTCCGTTCCAAGCCATAAACCCACCAAGCCTCAAAGCATAGTAAGCTATGTAATTAATTACTTTAAATCCATTAACGTCAATACAAATATCTCGGAACAATTCATCGGCATACTTTTGTGTTTTCTTTTCAGTATGACCTTTCTTACCACCTAAGTTTAATGACTCATACTTATATAGCCAATCATGGACTAAACCACCTGAAAGCAACACACCCATAGGACTTAACCAAGAACGT